ATATCTTTGCTGTACTGATAATGCAGGATCCGGTACAGGTTGACCAATTTTGTCGTAACCAACTAAGCTATCTATTAATTTTTGTTCTAACATTATAGAAGGACTACTATACGGATCTCCTTCTTGTAACAGCAACCATTCTGTATGGCGCGGTGTTGAGTTTACTAAGCTATCAAAATTAATATGTAAATTAGTTGAATCATTATTGATTAATCCTTTAATATTAACTAACGCTAAAGCATCTTGTCTTAAAATTATAGCGTGTTCTACTAATTGATTTTTAGGATCAGCGATTAATCCTGCAACTGTTATTGCATTAATTCTTCTGTTTCTAGTAGTCGGTAATGTAGTTTTGTTTCTAACCCAGTAATAATATACATTACTAAATGTGTTAGTGGCTTGATTATAAACCTGTTTCACTGACAGCACACTATTGTCAGGATATTTAGGTTGGCCGCTTATTCCTCGTAGCAATCCATTATTAGTATCGGCTACAGCCGCCCATTCGTTAGGCAATAAATCAGAACTTATCCATTCATATACCTGGATAGCACTTCCTGGGAATGTTGTTCCCCACTGATTTTTTCTATACTCTAACTCGCCCTGTTCATACCAATAGTATTTTACAGCACCAGTATCCCACCATAACTCTCCGACATGATTATCTGTCCAGTTAGTATTGGTATCAACTGATATTTTTCCACTTCCGAGAGTATAAACCGCAGGGTCTGTCATTGTTTTATATGATAATTCTTGATTGGCTGTGCCGGGAATGTAGCCTTTTACAGGATCAAATATTTCAAGGTACTGTGTAATAGTATCTTTATCTGCATCAATTACCATGAGACGTTTAATAACTGAAGGGTCAACTAACGGCTCTTCATGCCGTAACAAACTCCAGCTGTTTACAGATGTATCTATTTTTTGGAATATGAATGTTTGTCCGTTATTTTTTCCAGCAGTTGTATCAGAGCTGGGAGCTCCAACGTAGATGTTTCCTCCTAATTGGGCAACTGAATAGCCAAAGTCACTACCTGTTGTAATTGCGTTTGATTGTATATCCTGTGCATAGGAGAAATATGTGCCATATCTATTAAACACACTAACAGAGCCTGCACCTTCTATATTACTATAGAATCGCGTTGACTGATTATCAAATGTTGTTTTTACATGGCGGACTTCACTTCCAGGATCTTTAACATACTTTGTGCCGTATAATGCTCTTGCATTTGGCAGTAACCCCATATAGTTATCGAATGTAATATTTTGTAATTCTAATGTGCCAATACTTGAAACAATTAAAGTTTCTTCGTTGTCGTCAATAGAAATATCAAAGCCAAAAATTGTATTAGAATTTCTATTTGGCTGTGTTAGGTTTTGTAACCAATCAAATTTAGATCCGTTCCATTTCCATACACTAACCATGCCCTGGTACAGACCGTATTGTGTTCCTGGGCTACTAACAAACAAATACTTGCCGTCCTTGCTCATTACAAGTTTGTTACCAAGCAAGTCGCCCGATGTGATCAACCCTTTAAGTCCGATTGTGTCTTTTGTTATATCAGTTGATAACGCTGTAAATGTATTATTAGAATTTTTAGTAAAGATTCTAACAACGCCAGTGTCAGTATATGCTCCAGGAGCACCAACTGCTACAATACTAAGATCATTGCTGGCAGCAATACTCTGACCAAAGAAACTATTTTGCGGTAAGTTAGCATTTGATAAAGCCGTTAAAGCAGAAATTGTTACAGTACTTGTGTTGTACTGCCCCATGGTCATGCTATAATTATAAACACGGCCAACACCTTCTCCCGGTGCTCCTACTAAAAATTGTTTGTTAGTCGCTGAAAAATTTACTACAATCGCATTACCATATCTTCCGTTTGAAGTAGGATTAGGAGTAGTTAGTGCCGCTAAAGTTATTGGACTGTTTGTAACTCTATTGATAGCAGTAATTTTAATCATGCCGCTTCTATCAAATAACGTTACATTGTTTATATCATTTACAAATCTCAGATCACCAGTGCCTGTTGCATCTCCGCGAACTCGACTGGTTGTAGGTGCTCCGGCAAAAATTATGTTGTTTGCCGCATCATATTTTAAACTGTATCCAAACTGAGGAGGTATCGTGCTTAGATAATAATCGCGGCCTGCTTCTTTTAATGAATACGTGAATAGGGTGTTTACTTTTACATCTCTAACAGATGTTTTGTCATAAACAAATATTTTACCATATCCGTAGTTGGCATCGAGAAATCCCGGCGCACTAACTACATACGTCGAAGTTGACTCGTTTGTACTATATGAAAATCCATACAGTTGATTTTTATTGTCAACTTCATCTGAATAGGTAGTGGCAGAATAATTGTTGATCTTTTCGTAAACTGCCCACTTGTCGGTGCCGTCATTATCGACCCAGATCTTATCACCGTATTTGGTTGTAGTTAATCGTGGCAGGGAGGCTAGGTCGTCAAAACTACCAAAGCGAACTGAAACAAATTTAGAAACAATTCCAATATAGATTTCTGATGAATAAGGTACCGCAGTTAACGTACTAGAGACAGTAAATTGCGTATTAGATTCAACAGATGTAACAAGATATACTTTATTGAGGTCTGGAATAAATCTTGAAACAGCAACTACCTCGCCGATGCCCAGGCCATGCGATTGTGCAGTAGTAAACTGAATACCGACACCAGGATTGGTAACCGTAACATCAATAATCTGTACATTCTGTCTTGTGTATCGTAACACATCCCAACTGCCAGTGGGGCTATAGCCTAACCAGAAAGTACTGCCTTCTGCGATTAAATTTGGATCTCCAATGTCTAAAATACTGTTGATATTATATGCCGTAGCAGTTACATCGTCAATACGAACGTATCCTGCTGTTTGTATTTCAGAAATATATTCTGAAAAATTAGTATCCAATATTGGAAATACATTAGCAGAATCATAATCGTCTGGTGCAATTAACACCTCGCTCTGTGGAACACGATAGATAAAATCATTGTTAGTAGTCGTATAGCCGGTAAATTGTATTATTTGAGGATTCTGAACAAATCTCTGATCACTGAGATTAATCTGTAATTCTTTGTATGAATTATAACCGCCAAATGCTCCAATTCTAAAGGCCCAGGTTTCTAAAAATTCAACTTGACCTTGCAGATTATTAAGACTTGCTTTAGCTAATTTAGTAACAGAGTTAGCTGTACCTTTTTCTTTAATGTACCCTTGATAAAATTTATACTGTGCAATCCTATCATCAAAAATATTATCTAAGTATATTCTTGGAGTGTATCCTGTAAGGTGTTGGGCCATACGTTGTTGGCCAACATCAAAGTTATCTATGTCCAAACTATAAAAATCTTCAAATTGAGTAATCTTATATTCAAAATTTGGTAACAATGATGGAGTAGGTTTTGATCTTAGGCCGCGCCATGCAGTAAAATCAAAAGTCGTAGAGCCATCAACTTTCATAATGGCTGAATAATATTTTCCAGAATATTGTACAACTTCGCCCGGTGCATAATCTGTGTATTGTTGCCAGTTAACTACAACTGCTTCGTCGTATATAAATCCAGGAGTTGTAAGTCCACCATTCCATTCTGCGGTTCTAAATCCTGTTAATTTAATGCGTTGTTGACGATAACCTGTTTCTTTGTCGTAAACAATATCTTTGAACATACTAAAATTATTAAAAATAACCGCATGTTGCTTTTGTATAATGTTGACCTGAGCAAAGTAAAAACCTGTATTAGGTAGCAAAGACTCAATTACAAATTCGTTATCCTCTCTTGATAGAGTAAATTGTTGAGCCGGGAATACTGTACCATCTGCGGTTAGTAAGTTGTATTGATAATAAGGATCTGTTAAATCATCAACTATTCCATATACTGTTTGATTTCCAGAACTATCAATCGTTTTAAACTTAACTTGTTGAGCAAAAGGGCTTAATACAATTATTGATCCGTCTATCCAATTTTGTGTTGTCCAGAATAAAAATTCTTTTGTTGCAAAATCCCAGTCAAGTATTGAATTAAGATCAGTTTGAAAATAATCAAATACAAAACCTCGGGTTTCTAGGTAGTTTCCGTAGCCGCTTAAAAAATCGTAGACATCTTGTATTGTTAGTAGAGTAGAACCGTATGAAACAGTAGTTGTAGCAGTTTCATATTGTTTTGCTTTTGCAACAGTAATACCACCCACTGTCGGTAGTTCGGCTAACTTCTGAAAATTATCAGGATTAAATGTTGCAGTTGCAGTATGGCTGAGCTTTGTTCTGTAGAAATTATTTTGGTAAGATACTAATTGCCCTGTTTGATAAAATTTATTTTCAGTCCAGGTTACAAAATTCTCAGAGGTGCCGCCAAGGGTAACTTTAGCATCTTGAAAACTGTGGATAGGATTTAATATTGTAAAATAAGGGTTAAGAGAATCATAACCTTTTACAATGTACGAACCTTCATTCTTTTGAATAATAACACCACTAATCGATAATGATAAAATAGGATTACTTTGATTCAATTGAATTGAATAATCTTCTGCAGGTAACAATACTCCAGGATTAACACTAGATGGATCTACTGAATCAATTCGTACTGCCAGTTTATCTTTGTCTAAAAATCCTTCTGCTTTGTAGATTAAATTATAATCTACGCCTGATAAATCTGCTTTTAACTTGTCAATATAATTTAAATTTCTTTGTAGACCTGCTTCAATAAGCATTACGCTATAGCCAGCCGCATATTGTATTTTGCCGGCAATTGTATCTCGGTATAAAATAAGGTCTGATAGTTTTAATAATTGTTCGTTGATTCCATATACCGTCTGGCCTGCAACCGACAACTGAATTCTACTGGTATCAAATAGTGTGCTGGCGTAGGCGGCGGGCTTAGTAAGGGCCAATAATATCTGAACAGCAAAAGGCCAAGAGCTTGATCTTCTCCATGCTGTTTCAGCCGGTGAGTGATCTCCGAAAATCCATTCTGCATTTGTTTGATTAAAAATAACATTTTGAGCCAGGCCAATACTTTGCGGATCTAGCAAGGTTCCGTTTTCAGTAACTGGCAATATATCTAATAGGTTTGGTCTAGCATAGTTTAAATCAATTCCAGCTCGCGTGCCTTGGCGAATAATACCGTTTGATAAGTCTGTCCATAGTAGTGTATTACCCGATGTAAAAGGCGCGGGACCGTATTGTGATTTCCACCAATCTGGTTGTTCGCTGAATCCCAACATTTCCCATGCATGGGTATGCGGACGATCAGTATCATAAAAATATTTAAAAATTCCTCTCCAATGGCCAGGAAGTTGCAAATTGTTTGTAGAATTAGCTGCCGATGTTCTGTAGTTCCATGTTCGAGGGTCGTTCACTTCAGTTAGATTTTTTCTATAATCAACTCCGTTAGCTCCTGCCCATTTTAAAAATTCTGAACTTAAAATTTTAAAAATTTCAGAGTAACTAAAATCTTTATTTCTATAAACTCCAGGTAATACAGAATTAATATCAACTAGACTAGAAGTGTATATTGACTTTGATTTTGTATTATTAAAAATTCTTTTTTCTAATTCTAAAATAATATCATCTCTGTAGTCATTGTAGGCTTGCATAATACTTCCGTCATGCCCTTCAATTACAAATGACGGTGATGTATACGTTGTGTCAAAGTACTTTGATGGTCGGAAGATAGGATATATACCTAATTTTGAAGGAGTAACAGGAACATAACATCCTTGGGTAGTTGCATAGGATCTTATTTCAATAAGATCGTCAAGATTTAATTTTTTAACAAATGTTACACTAGGGTCTGTTGAAGGAATAGTATAATCAATACCTAACATCAACTGAGAACCATTGATATAAATTATCACAGCATTATCATTAACATCCACTAAATTAATAATTGAAGGAAGAGCGTATGTTGTAATTCTTAAATCTGTTACAGTATAAGTTCTTAATACGTAATCTTGCCCGTATGGTACCATATCGGAATATCCGTATGGAAACATTATATCTTTGCCTGCATTAATCGCAGATAAAATTTGATCAACTGCATCTCGTGGAGTTATTGCATTTGTTATTTCATTAACTGCTTTTAAGAAAGTAGATTTAAAATTTTGATAATCGTCTGATACTTTTTTTACTGCGTTAATAATGCTATGTTCTTTTAAACCAAGGAAAAAGTGAGCAAATGACAGCGGAGTAACGTGTGAAATTAATCGTTTACCATATTTTACCGTATCTCCTAAATCTCGTAAATTATTAGCCCCTAGTGGTGATCCTGTAAAGAACGGCACTATTTCAGAAATAGATTGTAGTTGATTTGTAAATTCTGCTAACGTTAATTGTGCGATAGGGCCATTCAACGGATTGTTTGTTAGACTTAAACTAGGTTCATATATTCCGTTTGCATTAGGAATTGCCGTTGTATAGAGTTTGAATAACACCCTATCTAAAATAGTTAAATTAGTATTGAATACTACAACCAAATATTGATTTTCAGGAACTATTTCGTAATCAACAAATCTTATTTTTTTAATATCATTAACAAAAACATCTAGTGCTAGATCAGTTTGCCATCCTGCATAATCAATAGAATTAACTTCTATTGAATTTGTTACTGTCTCAATTACTTGATACTGTAAAATAGGAATTTGAATAGTAGCTGATCGAACCCAGGCATTTGCAAACTTATTTGATATTTTTAAAAATCCAGACGATACCGGAACGATCGATGTTCCTGTCGCTGATGCTACAGAAAATGTATCTGTATTAAAATAGTTTGTAAAAAGAAAGTCACCAATGTTCTCTACGTTAAGATATTTTAGATTAAGACCTAACACAGGGTCGTATATAGTACCGTTTGTATACCCAAATAATCTAGTTCCAGAAAAGTTTCCAGGATAGTAAGTAGTATTGCTATAACTAATTCCGTTAGTATCAAATAGATCAAATACAGGAGCTTGGTTCAATCCTGTTTTCTGCTGAGCCAGTGTCCAACTTTTACCATTCCACCACCAACTAGATCCCTTGTAAGTAGATCCTTCTGCGGTAACCATAGTATCTCCCTCTACCGGAGTAGAGGTTGGATCTTCTACTAGATTAATAATTTGATTACCGTTGACTGTTTCTATTCTAACTACAAAAGTTTTTCCTCTTATTAACGAATCTTCGTCAGCATTAAAGATGACTCGGTAGCCTTCTTCTAACAGTACTCCGTCAACATAATAACCTGCACTACCTTCAACAACAAAAAATGCGTTGTTAGTCACGGTGTCCATTAAATGTACATTAGTTTTTGCTGTTATACCAAAATTAAATAATTTAATGTTGGGCTGGAATTCGATAATAGGGCGGCGGGCACGTTTATCTTGAGGGTATATCGGTGAAACACCATTGGCCTTAGCCGATGCTTCAATTATCTCAGAGTGAAACCAACGATTATATCGAGACCACGGATTTCTATCAAGGCTGGAACGATTGATAGTAACATAATCTGGAGTTATTGGGGCGTTTCTAAAATCATCAAATGGGAACTCATCAAATTTTTGTGCATCAAAGTTAGTGTTAAGACTATTTGATAAATCTACGTTATTTTGTAAACTGTCAAAATCTACCAATGTGATAGCAGTGCCCACGCCCTCAACAATCCAACGCTTTCTAGCATATGACTCCGGAAATACGCTATCTGGAAAGTATATTACCATCCCGTTTGACAAGACAACATTATTGCCAGAGCGATATACTTTCTTGCCTATAAGCTCTGTTTCAACATTTAATTCTGTGTTCTCAAGTATAGACTTAACAACAATCTTTCCTGCAACACGAGTATCGTCACCTGCAACATAATACAATACATCCGGTGTTAGGTCGTCAACAGTAATAATAATCTGTCCATCTTTTGAGCCGTTATTGAGCACTCCGGCATATTGATCTGCTTGACCGTAAGATAAAGCTGTTTTGATCCAAAGATTATGAACTGAAGTAACATTTAATACATAGGTCATCCCTCTATAAAAAGTCACAGTCGGGTCTGGTGTTAAACCGTTTGGAGTAAAAATAAAGACAGGTGTTGCTCCGTCAGTAACTGTATATTCACTGACTGTAGCATTTTGAATGCCTGTAATTTCTATCGGATCAGGGCCGCCTTCTAACCAATAGTATTGTGTATAATTTACAAACTTATCAATATCTATTTTAGGATCATAAGAGTATGTAGTTGGTCGTAAGATTTTATCATGATTGTCTGTTGTTGCACCGTAATATGCCAACTGATTTATTAAATCATCGTAGCTTACTGCATGTGTTACTTCATTATTTTCGTCTCTTACAACTAATCCAGGTTCTAACTGATAATCCTGAGTTAATTTTGATGCACTATTAATATATTGATCTTTTGATGGATTGTAGGTTGCTGTAATTTTACTTCCGACATATCCGCTGATTCTTTCAACTCGAGGCACCTCAACTAATCTATCTAATGTACTTGATAAAAATTTTATGTTTTTATCTGTTTGAAGATAAGCAGGTAACAGATCGCTGGTCTTTCTTGAGTGTCCAGGGTCGTTTAAATTATAAACGTCAGTTAATTCATTGCGTGTGTTTTTTGCCATTTTTTAAATTCTTATACAATAGATAGTTTTGAAGGTGTCAATGCTGAAATAATTTCTATGTCTGAAACAGTGGCTCCACTTACAAATATTTCATTACTCTGACACGCTACCTCAAATAGGTTGCCAAAAGATGATCCGTTTTTAGAAACTATAATAAAGTTAGTAATTTCCGGAGTCATTGTATTCATAATATATGTAGATAGTTCACTGAAATTAAATGAGTCGCCAAAATTCCAATTATCAAGTGCAAAGAAATCGTTGATTGCCGCAATTATTCTTGTTTTTAAATTATTATCACTGACAGGAATATTAGGATTTTTTACAGCCCTAAATGTAGCTTGTAAATTTAATTGTGCCGCTGTGCCAAATAATACTTTATATTTTGCAGGATGATAGATAATTGTATCAGATATACTTTTTATGGGTTCGAGGTACTGACTATACGTATCCTCAAGAGTTGCAGTTGTTGGAGGCATAGGTTCCATTTGAGCAGTATCTAATAGCCACATTCTGTAAGCAGTATCATATCCCCTTGTTAACATAAAGATATCAATAATATTTGACTTAGCAGGATCAATACGTTTTTCTTCTCCACTATTATGAATATAGTGAAATTTTAAATCACTTCGGCCGGCACGAGCATAATATTGCGGTTGTAGCAGATATTCTAAGTTTGCCACAGAATATTGTTTAATTACATCTGCTGAATAAAAATAGTATAGCTGACCATCAACTGGAGTTAGCACATAACTCTCATCAGGATATGCTATAAACTTAGAAGCAGTTGTTAACTGATATCGGCTACCATCAGACATTGTTTCAAAATAAACAAAGTTTCCAAGGAACCCTGTTTGCACTAACGGATTTTGACTATCTGTGATAATTGAAAAACTATCAGGATCATCTATTTGTCCATTATTTTTAGAGTCGTAAAAACTAATTAATACTTTTTTAGGTTCTACATAGCCGTCATTTTCAACTATAGACTCGTCCACTTGCCACGAATGATCTTTTCCTAATTCATTAATAGTTTGTCCTGCAGGTATCACTATCCATGCACCGTTTATCTTCCTGCTAACAATGTCGTTAAGTGTATTAAGATAAAAATCACCGTTAACTCCCAAAGTTGATTGAGGAGTTGCCGATCCGTGACGCCATGTATTTCCTAGATTAGGGATTGTATTAATACTTAATACAGAAATTGTATCTTTGATAGTAGTATTAGAAATATAATCAAAATTATTTTTATAATCATCTACAAAGAATGATGTTTGTTCTGCACTTTCAAATATATAGTTTGTTTTTCTATGAAATGCAGTATACGAAGAACCGGTCCACTGAAACGCAACGATCCAAGATGCATCAACATTTTGGTTAGTAGTGTCACCTTGATATATTAAACTAAACTTACTTTGTAGGTCAATGTTTGTATCTGTAACGATAGCCCAGGCTCTAGTTAATCGGTCAAAACTTAATCCAAAATTAAGTTTTCCTACAATTTGATTTACGATTTGATTTTCTAGAGCAAATGGTAAATTTGTAACTAATTGTGGGATTATCTCAACTGCGATAGACTCCTTGGCTACGAATCCTGTTAAAACAATAGGACCCGTACCGTCGTTTAATAATCCATTACCGCTGTTTGATCCGTCACCTGTCACTAACGATACTCTAGCCCACGTGTAGGTACGTGTGGAAGAATCTGCTTGACGAGTTAATTGTCCGGATGGTTTATAAAAATATCCCTCAGGTGGTTGGAATTTTATTAGGGCGCCAGCTGTGATGTACTGTGCATTACTACTGCTGAAATAGCCAACCTGCTGTGGAGTAAGATCATAGGTGTTTTTAAAATAGCCGCGGACTTGCCCGGATTCTGTTTGTGCAAGTTCCCAGCTGATGTTAATATTTGATAGATCAGGTCTTGGATATTTGTCAAGATAGAAATTTCGAGTTGTTGGATTTTCAAGCAATGGTTCAATTCTTGATTTTAAAACACCAAATGCTTGATTGCGATTCTCAAAAGTAAATGTAAAACTTAGCTGTTGATCTTCTTTATAAATTATTCCGTCTTGAGCATATATATCTGTTTGGCTGTATCTGCCCGTAACATCATTCAAATCAAAGTACTTGCTGATTCCAGAGCTTTGTCTATTAATACTTTTAACTTTAATAACATCGGATGCAACTGTTACTGGTCCAATGTTGTAATCTTCTCCTGTTATCATTCTATTTTGTAGATAATAGTTTTGAGGAGCCTTCTGTTTAATAGAATTGTTTGTTTCTGCTGGAGAGCTATTGTAAACAGAATACTGTAAACTTAATGTTAGTGTTAGCGAATGTGATTGACCAGCTTTGTTTATGTAGGGAATTCTAACTGACAGACCATTTATGTCAGTAGGTGAAATTGTATATGATAGGCCATTACTTTGTCTGTAGTATAGGACAAATCCACCCTTAGGCAAATCTCCAAAGTTGCCATCGGCAAAGTTTAAATCAATTTGATCGTTAATTCTAGAAGTTATTGCATATAGTGTTCTTGTGTTTAAATTTAAACTGTTATAGATAACATTATTACCAACTGTTGCATCAACCTTAGTCCATTCTTTGTTATAGCTACCGTCAGCATTTAAACTCCATAGCCAAACATCGCTGTTATTAATATCAGTTGCATTGATACCAATAATTTCATTTGGTACAGGATTATCAACTGAATATGCAGAACTGGCCAGTGTTCCTTGTTTAAAATGCATGAAGAACCCTGTATTCTTTGAGCCAGCACCTTGGTTATCATTTCTCCAAATTATACCTGTTTGTCTACCAGGTAGTGGAGGTTCTTCGTATATATAATTTTTGTCTTTAAATGTTGAACTTACTATTTCAAATCCCATTGCAATACCGCTAATAGATTTATTGAAAGTGTATATAGGAACCCCTGCTTGGTCAGTATTAATTCTATATTGATCAGTTAAGATTCCTTCGATAGTGTCTGATAATGTTGGCGTACCAAAATTAATACCACCCGGCATTGCAGAGTTCATAACTAGGATCCATTGCTGGTACCAGTTGTTATTAGAAGGATCGTTCCAACTGATAATTTGATTAGCTAGATTAGTGCCGTTGTTGTCAATGACGCCGTCTGTAGTCGACATTGCTGTAATTTTTAATATACCACTGGCTGGTATGTTTCTTTGTGCATTATAACTGATCAGTTGTGCCAACCGTAGGATGCTGTCGCGACGCTGTGCTGTTTCTAAAAAATTCTCACGGGCATTTAAATCGATACGAAAACTTAAATTTTGTCCTAGGTAGGAGATAATATCTACTAAAGCAATAAACTCACTACTTTCAACGTAGTCGTTAAAATCTTCAGGATAATTTGCTCTTAGATACTGAACTGCTGATCTACGAAGTGTATCGTAATCGTAGGATTTGAAGTCTGCATTATTGAAAGATTGGTATATTTTCGTCCAATCTTCTGCGACAAGTAGTTTTGAGTTGGTTGCTGGTATCATATATGTTATGCCATTTGGATAACATATTTATTAGTAAAATAAACTACGTAGATTATTGTAGAGATAATCCGGCCTGTTTGTCAAAGTTTAAGCGCATTACATCAACTTGGCTTGTGGCTACAAAGGTAAGAGTAACTTCTAAAACTAGACCAAAATCTGCTTCTGTAATAACAACTGACGTGACATTAACTCTCGGATCTGATGCTATGATTTTTTTAATATCTTCTTCTATCGCAGATCTAACTTCTTCTGTAAACGGGTCATATAATTTTTCCCATATTATAGTACCCCAGCTAGGATTCATTACACGCTCGCCCTGACGTGTGTTAAAATAATTCAACAAGTCTTGTTTAACAACATCGAAATCGTACATCGTTACAGTTCTTGCTAGGGGATCTTGTGTTGAAAATCCCACATAAAACTGAGACGATTGCTGGCGATTTTGTTCGCTGTAATTAGCAGGTTGGATTATGATATTTTTATATGGCATAGCAGTATTTAAGCCGATATAGTTCCGCCGGCGGACTGGAATACCTGCGCACAGAACGCATAGGTCCTTGGACCATTTCCTTGTTTAATTCTAGTAGCTGGCATACTTGTCCAACAGCTACCGCACTTGTCAATGGCTTTTTGCAGTTGACCTAACCGAACATAATTGTAAGCACCAAGTTGCTGTAATAATAGTATTGCGGCTCTATCCTGATTACCCGGAGTAAATTTCTTACCTTCAAACTTAGGATCACTTTGCAAGGCTTTTACACAACCATCCCATGTAGTTGTCAAAAACTGGTATGCGCCTGCCGCTGATGAACCCTGAGGAATAGCCGCATATTTGTTAACATATCTTGGGTGATCTGCATACCCTTGCATCTTATTGACCACAGGTCCAGATTTACCATCAATTGTTCCACTGGTTGAATCAACATACCAGGGAAATACTCCTGTTTTAGGATTAGGGCCGTTAATACAATCATATCCTTTGATAGAAGTTGTGCCTTCACAAGCTCGAATCAACCATAAGAATGCCGCAACGTTATCGTCCTCTAGCACACCGGTCTTCTTAGGTGGCTCGCCGGCTGGGGGTTTATTGTAGATTATCTTGGCATTTGGAAACGTGTTTGTTGCTGTATTCAACGAGTCTGTTCCGGTTGGTCCAAATCTTACAGGATTCACGTTTTCGTGTTGATCCCACGGTTCATGAGTCGGAACGCGGGTCATGATTGAAACGATGTCCGGTGCTTTGTATTGGGCGCCATCACTCCATGATCCGGCTTCCCTATTAGGTAAATTAAATCTAGGAAGTTTGTCAGCCGTTGTAGGCATTGTTGCTGGATCAGGCACACCTGGTTTTGGCCCAGCTGTAGCCGGATTGCCATTCAACTGAAGATCGGGAGATGTTAGATTTAGTGATTGACTTCCTAACACATTGATTGTCTTTGTAGCGGCAATTGAAATGTTTGCGTTGGCATTAAAACTTAAAGAGCCTGCACTACCTAGATTTATCAAGGTACCACCATTAATGTTCATATCTTTAGTAGAACCTAACGACATATTACCGCTGGCTTTTATATTAACATTAGTGCCCGCAGTCATGTAGATATTGTCAGTTTCGGCTGAAATATGCATGTCAGAATTAGCACCAACATACATATCGGTGCCTCCTAATATATGTAGCGCCTGGCTTGTCTCTAATTTAAAATCATTTCGAACACCAACATAAAAGTTCATATCTGACTCTAAGTGTACTTCACCGTTTGCAACCATTTTTAAATCACGGCCAGCTTCTATATTAAAATCACGATCGGCACGTAGGTTAAAATCTCCCTCGGCATGCAATGATATGGAGTCAGCGGCATAGGCGTCTATCTTACCTTGACTGGTCAGTTCTATCCATGCCGTGCCTGAGGCATTGGCAATATAGATTAAATCACTACTATTGTGCAAAAGTATCTGGTGCCCTGTGCGAGTGCGAATTCTAACAAGCTCATTGAGATTATCTTTATCTCCGTCGTCCATGACAAACTGAGAGCCGCCTAGTCGACTTACATAAGCTGTAGATTTTGTATCAAACCCTATTTGACCGGTTCTAGCTCCCTGAGATTGATCAATTGGGCCCGGTGTGCTAATGCCAAATACACTCGATGGATACTCTCTTCTTGCTGAACTAGACGTCACACCCCGTATATCATCTAATATAAGACCCTGCGCCAGCAATCGATCTGCAAAAGGATGAACTGGTTTAGTAAACTTATCAACGTCGGCGCCTGATAAATCTCTACTTCGTTTTAAAAATTCGCCAACTGGAAGATATGTGGTTCCGTATTTTCTTTCTTGTTCAGTAGTTAAGGCAACATTGCGACTGGCGGCTATTCCAGGTACCATGTGATTTTGATAGGTATCAGGAACACAGCCAATCCAATAGCCGGCGTTTGCCATCCCCCTGATAAAAATAACCATTACACAGGAACCAATATCTGGTGGTACCATCCACATGCCATAGGATTTTTGTACATCTTGAAAATTAGCTGAATTGTTTCCTTCAAATGCAACCGATGTTGTTCCCCAGAACGGGCTCATATAGTAAACTGGGATAGTATTTGATTGCAAGTTTGAATCAGCAGTACCACCTTCGTATAATAATACTTCAAGGCCGCCCATAAGAGTAGAATCAAGATGATTTACTACCCTAGCCAAGAAAGGGCCAGCGCCCATGACTTGGCCTGCAAGGTTGTTATGTGCTGATTCGGTTGAATTAATTGCCATTTATTTTAGCTCTGTTTTGTTAGCATAAGTCGATCTAAAGGACTCAGTGTTCTTTGTGTTCCGTACAAACTATTTGCTGTATTTGCTTGTACGTAATATCCACCAATCCCCTGTACTGTTTGAATAGCATTAGCTTGATTAGACTCAACTGACCCTAGTCCCTGTATCGCTGGTTGTAATCCATTGATATTTAAACTTGCATTGTTTAGGGCGCTGGCACTACTGAATTTATCAATCTGCTGTGAGACAACTAAAGGATTACCGCCGCTGGTTCCCCCCGACTGTCCCCGTGATCCGCCAAACAACGCCAAGACCGCGGCGACAGATGCGAATGATGCCGCGCCTGGCAGGTTTGCAATATTCCCGCCAGTTGCTAGAATTTTTTGTAAATCAGTTTGACTAACGTTGGCCAGTGGCGCCTTAGTCAATGCTTGCAATGCAGGTAAGTTAGCAATGCCTTTGCCTGTAATATTTTTTAAACTGAGTCCCAGTGCCTGGAATCCTTGAATATTAGCATCTATAGGAACAGATGACAATACTTTTTGTAGTCTTGATAGCAATGATGTTTGTTGATCTTTTGATAGTCCAGAAAATTGTGCAGGATCAATTCCTAATTGTGCGGCAATCGCTGTAGGGTCAGTAGGAATACCGTTTAGTGCGGCAATGGTTTTCTGGCCAACATTATTTAGATTAGAAGCATCAGAAGGATTAGTAATGTAATTTTTTCCGTCTGAGGTGATCACATTGTTTTTATAGTTTGTTTCCAACGTGTAAAGATTATTAGTATCCTGAACAAAGCTGGAAATAATATTTGACTGAGCATACTGGTTTGCTTGATTTTGTGCGGTACTGCTTGGTGCAGGGAGTGTAGTAGTTTGCAAAGGTATCCCGTTTGTATAGGGGTTATATCCTGTTAGGCTCTGTCCAACTGCCGGAGCACCTGGATCGTTTAATAGTGCATCTGCAACTGCAACTAGGCCACCAATTTGCATACCTACTGAAGCGATTGTCTGTAGGGGAGCAAGTAATCCCTGAACTGCTCCCAGTGTTTCTGCGGCGGCCGCATCTATTCTTGCAACCGAAGACTGCAAGGTATTTGTTGCTTTGTTAAACAATCCATTTAGAGAATTCATTAGTCCGGCTGTTCCAAAGTTAGGAATTTGAGGATTTAAAATTTTGTTTAAATCTGCAACTGCTTTTTTAGCACCGTACGTGTTAACTGATGCAGGCGCAGAATCTTTTGTTTGCTGTTGGCCTGGCTCCGGTATGGCTTTAAAAGGTATCGAAGGCGTCACCTTCTTAGAAGGTTGCTGGCCTGCTAATCTCCATAGATGTAACGTTTGTGTAAATTCGCCATCTCTAAAATGATGGTCTATAGATCGTACTCCAAATATTCCACTGAAATGATCTATAGTTTCTCCACCAAAATCCATAAACCCGTCTGCACGATAATCTCTAGGATTTTTAAAATCAATGCTTATATAAATCTCACCATCCAACCACGGAGCTTCTCCGTTTTTATTTTGAGTTTCATTTTCAAACACAGGTTCAACATTGCTCATACCCGAGGTTACTAGGTAGTAAGGATCTCCAATAACTTTGCAGGTCATTCCTTGCATTTCGTTGTTATCAAGTAACTGATTTTGAATCGCTTGGGCTAATTGAAGGTACGGTGATATTTGTATTGGTTTTCCATCTAGTCCACTCTTACTTGTGTTGCCTGCGATTGCAGGAGCCGTGTTAACTACTACACTAGGATCTTTCGTCTGTTGATTGCCAGCTTTCACTTGCACCGTATTAGAAGGAGAAGCTCCCAGTGCTGTTGCAGACCTATCTTGCACACCTAATTTATAAGGCCGCTCCTGCAAATACAATGCATTAAAACTAATTCTAAAATCTAATAGGTCAACATTTTTTCCAGTGTAGATGTAGTTGTATGTTCTAGATAGTGTTTTTCGTATTCCTTCAGGATCCCATGATCCAAATTCTTCAGGTAATCGTGAATAGTGTATCCAGTACGGGCGAACCTCGTATGTAATAGTGTAGGCAGGGCGATCTTCTTTAGGATTTACTTTTTCTTTTAGTTTTGTAGTAACATAAACTCTATACCAAGGAACCTTTCCTTTATATTTGCCTTTCCATTTATCTTTGTTATCAATAAAATCTTTAGTGTATGCACTATCTCTGATAACAGCATCTATGATATCAAAAATCTTAGTTCCTGCTCTAACAGAAATTGTTCCGCCTGCTGGGTCATACTTAACCGCAGTAACTTTATTATCTACAAATTTATAATTGTTTTTCTTTGTTGCATCAGTTGGGGCCGCAAATTCAAACATGTTGTTTGCTCTTAGAAAATCATTAATTTCTTTATCTTCTATTGTAAAAGTTTCTGATGATCCGTCAGGTGCTTTTACTGGTAAGAATTTAATTTCGTATGAATTAAAAATCTTCGCTCCTTCAGAATCGTTACCTTTCTTCTTAGCGTCTTCTACTTCTTTTAACAGGCTTGTGAGCATGTCTCCAATTTTTTTGCCCTTCATCTTTAAAGTTACTGGAACGTCTGCATCCATGCCCAGTACGTTTGCATTCATATTAACAAACCCACATCTATAGCTTGTTCCCCGCTCGTCGGAGGTAATTTGAACATTGTTTAAACCAACTGTCCAATATCTTTCAGACCTTGGTACTTTTTCAGCCTTACCAGTAGTGTCGTTCCAGCCCCAGAATTCTATCTTTAGACATAGCGGTACACCGACATGGGACTCATATCCTGCGGCAAGACAATTAACTCGTAACGACTCAAGGAACCCGCTCATACTAAGTGGTTCTATCACTGTCATTTGAATCTGTGTTACAACAGCACCCTCTGTTAATTTCCAAGGGCCGTTCATTTCAAGACTTTCTACAAATAGGTCGTATCTACCTGTACCGTTCTTATTAAATTCATCTACTAATTGTTTTAACTCTTCATTTTTAGGTACTTTGTTACCATAGTATCCACCAGGTTGTGCGTCAGCATCTCTGCTTTCTGCAGGCGCACTACTGTAATCAAATAATTCTTTATCAGTAATTCCTTTAGTGCCTTTACCTGAAGTTTTAAAAATTACATGTTCCAATTGGGGAGATTTTGCAAGATAAGAAGTGCTGTTGAATTGGTCTTGAGTTAGCACCGCAAGAGTAAACACATAATTGTACGAGCTGTAGTTGTTTAATGGGTTTGTTGCACCCACCGATGTAAACGTACTACCTGTGTTTAAATAAAACGTATCCGCCATTTTACAATCCCAATGCTTTATTGATTGTTGAAAGTTGCGGAATAAAAATTTTAATACCAGGGATCATATCGTATACTGGATCTCTAACAACATCTTTATTACGCATAGCAAACACCCACCACAGTTGTTCATTCTGATATATATCAAATGCTAATAAATCCGGACGATGCTTGTACTGTGATGTTACTGTAAACAAGACATCATCTTTGAGTGCAGGAATATCTCGAATACTCATTATGTCTAGATGATCGCCTTTTAAAGGAGTATTATAATAAGGACTTGCTTTGCTATAGGTAATATTTGCCATTTTATAGATATCCTTTATCTGCTAATTTACCGTTTGCAAATTTATCAACTGAGTAGGCTAACTGTTGTGCTCTGCTGTATACGGGCAATAACTCTAGTGTAAGAGAACAGTTAACTGGAACAAAGTTTGTACCATAATCTGTAATGCCATCACCTACTTGAATATAATCAACGCTATCAGGATAATCAATTTTCCAACTTTGTACTACTACAGGCACTTTATGTAACATACTGTTACCGTAGGCTAATAATCTGCATACAGGCGGAGGAGAACCTGCACCGATGTCATCTCCCCAGCGCATTTTTGTTAGAGTTCTTAACAAATGCTGAACCGCTAATATTAACGACCCTTCATATTCATTTTGACAGGTAAATTTTCCTGTGATCTGTATTGCACCAGTTTGTGCATTTTTAAAAAAATAATTGTTGAAATTTGAATGTGTTGGTGCAAGATTAGTATATGATGCTTGATTAGTGTAGCTAATCGTTGGTGTAAAAGGAAATATAATTCCGCCAGGATGGCCGACGCCTTGGCCGCGAGAACCAGGGCCACCAATATCCTCGAAAGGTCTTTGACCTCTTAATGACGGGCCTCCACCTAGTGTACCGTAAGTATACATATCCGGAACACATAGCTTTACTCTAATGTCCTGTACTTTGTTTCCGCTCCAGGCTACAGAAGCGGGGCCGGCTGGCACTGGCGACGCTAAGTCTTTACCTGCCATAGTTTTTACAAACACTTTTCCTTCGGTAGTTTCTGCCATATGTTTTTCCTTTACCAGTTATTTACCCTGATAAATAATATACGTAGATAATAAAAGTCTTGACTTCTTACTTTTTTCTGCTATAATAGTACTGGGAGATCCTATACATGACATCAATAATAACAACAAGAAAAGTCAAGTATCTAAAC